GGAATCTGTTTATTGCCGTGTTCAAGGGCGTAGGCAAAGCATTCAGCGCATTTGGTGAGAGCATCACTTCTCGTTTTGAAGCGCTGGGAAAAGACCTTGCTGCCTTTGTAGAAGATCCGCTCGGTGGTGTATCGTTTGAAAATACCCGCGCTGCATTGGAAACTGGGTTGCTGGATGCGATGGGTAGTGCCTTCGATAAAGCGCTGGCTGAAGCACGCGAATTCAACGAAGCCATTGATGCCGAAATTCAGGGTGCAGCGATGAAAATTATTGAAGCGCGAGAGAAAAAGAACGCCTCACTGGACAGCTTGTTTGAAGAAACTGGTACGCCAGAAAATACCGAGGAAACCAACAAACAGACCGATCGCTTTACCAAGCTGCAAACAGAAGCACAGCGCATCATAAATGCCACACGCACACCTCTGGAGAATTACAATAAGGAGATGGAGAAGCTCAACAAGCTACTCAAAGAAGGTCACATCAATCAGGAAACCTTCGGACGGGCAACCGAGCAAGCACAGGAGAAACTCAAAAAATCTGCTGATAAAGTCGGCGATGTGATTGGTGATAAATTTGGTGATCTGGGTAAAACCATGGAAGGTACAATTGCCGATTCGCTCGATGGCATCAATGGTCGTTTCGATAGTTTTGGCGATTTTGCCAAAGGCTTCCTCTCTGACTTGAACCGGTCACTACTGCAATTTGCACTAAAGGATTTAGGCATCACAGGTGAAGGTGGCATCATTGGTCAAATATTTGGTGGTTTAGGTGGCTTATTCGGTGGTGGTTCTGGCGGCGGCGGTGGTGGTGGAATTGGTGGGTTAATTTCTGGTGCAGCAAGCCTCTTCGGAGGCTTTTTTGCTGATGGTGGAAAGCTCAAACCCGGTCAATTCGGCGTGGTCGGTGAACGTGGGCCAGAGTTGGCATTTGCTGGCAGTTCTCCACTTAACATCATGCCAAACGGAATGGGTGGATCACCAGTAACCATCAATATGAACGTACAAACACCGGATGTGCAGAGCTTTAGGCAAAGTCAGGGGCAGCTTGCTGCAGACATGGCGCGGTCGATTGATCGTGCAAGGAGGAATCTATGAGTTTTGAAGAAGTACAGTTTCCCAGCGATATTAGCTATGGAGCAAATGGTGGCCCTATGTTTTTAACCGATGTGGTGGCTACCGTTTCTGGCTATGAGCAGCGTAACAGCAAGTGGTCGCAATCCCGCGCCAAATATAACGTGGCTTCAGGTGTAAAAACCGAAACACAATGGCAGGCGCTGATTGCCTTCTTCCGTGCGCGGCGTGGTAAGGCGGTGGGCTTCCGGTTTAAAGATTGGAGTGATTATCAAGGCAGGAATGAGGCGATTGGCACAGGTGATGGTGCCACTACTGATTTTCAGTTGATGAAGATTTACTCAAGCGGCAGCGTGGCTGTTTCCCGCGATATAACCAAACCGCTAGCAGGTACAGTCGATATTTACATTGATTCTATACTTCAAGCTTCCGGCGCAACCATTGATACTACAACAGGAATTGTGACATTTGATGCCGCACCTGCTGGTGGTGCAGTTATCACGGCTGATTTTGAATTTGATGTTCCTGTCCGCTTTGACACGGACGAAATGTCCATCTCCATGGATAGCTTCGATGCTGGCAATTGGAGCAGCATTTCGTTGATTGAGGTGCGGATTTAATTACCGTGATATTCTTTAACCAATTTTTGGCCAACAGGAGAATCTACCAGAACAAGTTCGGTAGCATTACAGCCTTTGCAGACATCATAGCGCGTTGAGCAACGCCAGATCGTATAGATCAGGCCAGGAACGATAAAGCATATCCAAAGAACAATCTCTATCAGCAGATTGCCTCTGGTTTTGCGTACCAGCTTGCCCATGTGACCACAGGCTTTGCATATTTGTTTCTTTGCCATGTACACAACATATTGGAAAACCACCTTAATAGGCAACTTATTTTTATGAGAGTTATATCACCACAATTAGAGGCACATTTTGCGGGTGGCCTGACTACACTTGCCACTTGCTGGCATATAACTCGTACCGATGGGATGGATCTGGGCTTCACCGATCACAACCTGAGCATCACCTTTGATAGCGTTGATTATGATTCCATTGCTGGGTTTACACCCACCACAGTGGAGAGCAAATCCAATATGAGCGTGGATAATCTTGATGTAGAAGGTCAGACCTTTGCGTCCAAGATTACCGAGGAAGAGCTGCTGGCTGGATTGTATGACTATGCCGAGATTGAAATATTCGTGGTGAATTACGAAGATCTCACGCAGGGCAAAATGGTGGTCAAGCGTGGCAAACTTGGTGAGGTCACCATCAACCAGCAAATGTTTCAGGCGGAGGTGCGTGGCTTAACGCAGCATCTGAGTCAGACGATTGGCGAGGTTTTCTCTCCTTCCTGCAGGGTAATTTTAGGCGATAGTCGCTGCAAGGTGGCGCTGGCTGGCTTTACCGTATCCGCAACCGTCACGGAAATCACCAACAATCAGACATTTAAAGCCACCGTTTTAACGGAAGCCGCTGGTTGGTACACAGGCGGTGAAGTGGCCTGGACATCGGGCAACAATGATGGTCGCCGCATGGAGGTAAAAGAATTTGCTGGGGCGCAAGTGGTGCTGGCATTGCCGATGGGTAAATCAATTCAGGTCGGTGACAATTTCGATATCATCACTGGCTGCGATAAAACCCGAGAAACCTGCCAGAGCAAATTTAGCAACATCATCAATTTTCGTGGTGAGCCAGACGTTCCAGGCGTGGATAAGCTCCTCACCACAGCAGGTACTTTAGAGAAGAGAGGGAGGAATGAGTAACATGGCTAATATCAAACCAGAGCAGATCGCCGCGCAGGCCAGAACATGGCTTGGCACACATTATCATCATCAAGGGCGGCTCAAAAAATCCGAGCGTGGCAAGGGAGGTGTGGATTGTATCGGGCTTATTATTGGCCTGATCGATGAACTTGGTATTCAGGACGGCGAAGGTAATTCGCTGGTTGCTGCCGATGAAACCAACTACTCGATGTATCCAGAGCAAGGACGCTTGATTCGCAGCATCCAAAAACATCTGCGCGAAGTGCCGATCGAGAAAATGGCGGTGGGTGATGTGCTGCTGTTTAAGACATTCCGCGACCCGCAGCATGTGGGGTTGCTCACACAATATCCAAGCGGTGGCTCCGAACTGATTCATTGCAATTCCAGTGCTGGGATGGTGGTGGAGCAACCATTTTCGATGGCATGGGTGAAGATGCTCACCCACGTTTATCGCTTCAAAAAGAAACAACTCAAATCAATAAAGTAGAAACAAATGGCTGATATTGTATTACCTGTAGTTGGCGGCGCTGTTGGCTTTGTGCTGGGTGGCCCATCCGGTGCTATCCTCGGTGCGAATCTTGGCGGCATGGCGGCTGGGGCATTTTTTGCCAAAACGCAACGGGTACAACTGCCGACTCAAGAAGGCCCACGGCTTGCTGATCTGCGAGCGCAGACATCCACCTATGGCAATATGATATCCAAAGTGTATGGCACGATGCGGCTATCGGGCAATGTGATCTGGGCAACTGATATCAAGGAAATCAAAACCGAAAAAACCAGCACACAAACATCTTCTGGCGGTGGTAAAGGTGGTGGTGGTGGCAAAACCACAACCAGCCAAACCACGGTCACTTATGAATATGTGATCACGTTAGCGATTGCCATTTGTGAGGGTGCGGTTGATGAAGTGTTTCGCGTCTGGGCTGATAGCAAGGTGCTAACCGAAGATGTGCTTTCTGCAGCTCAAGGTAAATATAACGTCCATCTTGGCGATGAAACGCAGATGGTCGATGATATCATGGCAAAATTCCTCTCCGCCGATACTATCCCCGCCTATCGAGGTATGGCTTATGTGGTGATTGAGGATTTTCCGCTTGGAGAATATGGAAACCGCATTCCCAATTTTACCTTTGAGGTGCGCCGCTCGGTGAAATTCACACCAAGCGTGGAAGATAAAATCAAAGACATCATCATAATTCCCGGTGCTGGTGAAATGGTTTATGGCACAAGCGTGCAAAGCAAGCAGGATGGGTTCTTTGTCGGTAGCGAATTTACGCCTTCAGACGATAAAGATTACATCAATATGCACAACTATGATGGTAGCGCTGATGTGCTGGTAGCTGTCGATCAGATGCTAAACGTACTACCAAATCTGGAATGGGTGGCAATAGTGGTGACGTGGTTTGCCACAGATGTTGATGCAGGCGCTTGCACGATTATCCCCAAGGTGGAGTTTCAAGGCACAACACAAGTGCTGCCGCAAGATTGGGCAGTGGCAGGGCTTACTCGTAGCACCGCCCAAGTCGTACTGAAATTTGACCCAGAAACACCAACTTACGGCGGCACGCCATCCGATCACACGGTGTTGGAGATTATTACTGAGCTTAAAAATCGTGGTGTAAATATGATGTTATATCCGATGCCATTTGTCGATCAAATTACCCCTGATCCAAAGCCATGGCGTGGGCGGATTGTGCCTGCCAATGCTACTGATGCGAATAACTGGTTCACTAAAACTAACGGCTATAATGCATTTATCACCCATTATGCCAACCTGACCAAGAATAAGGTGGATGCTTTTGTGATCGGCTCAGAATTGGTCGGCATGACTGGTTACAGTGATGTTGCTGGCAATTACCCTGCGGTCAATCAGTTGGTAACGCTGGCGGCAAGCGTCAAAACGATAATGGGAGCTGGCACGCAGATCACCTACGCAGCGGATTGGAGTGAATATCACAGCACAAATGGCTGGTTTAACCTTGATCCACTCTGGGCATCAGCAAACATCGATTTTGTGGGGATTGATTCGTATTTTCCGCTTACAGAAGACTTGCCACAAATTCAGATTGATGAGCAAGCCATAACAGACGGTTGGGAATCTGGCGAAGGCTGGGATTATTTCTGGGATGCAACGCGCACCACCCAAACCAGCTATGGCGGCGATGCTACCTTTGCGTGGAAGAATTTGGAATATTGGTGGAAAAATACCCACACCAATCCTGATACAAGCACCACTGGTTGGACTGCAAAAATGAAACCAGTCTGGTTCACAGAGTTTGGTTTCCCAAGCGTGGATGGTGCAGCAAACCAGCCAAATGTATTTTTTGATCCGACCAGTTCAGAGAGTTTCTTCCCTCGTGGCAGCAAAGGCAGAATTGACTTCCAAGCTCAACGTGAGGCATTGAATGCCACGCTTGATTATCTCGAAGCACGTACATTGGAAACGGGCAATGCAAGCCTTATCCCGCGCCGTTTTATATGGACGTGGGATGCTCGCCCATTCTCTTTCTGGCCTGATTTAGAAGGTGTGTGGCAGGATAGTGTTTTATGGAATACAGGCCATTGGGTGCAAGGAAAACTCGGCAATTCTACGCTGGGCGCAATCGTGGCGGAACTGTTTCAAGCGGCTGGACTTTCTGCCAGTGATTATGATGTGACAAGGCTCACAGATACGGTGGAAGGGTTTATTCTCACTTCACCGATTACCGTTCGCAATGCGTTAGAATATCTCACCACCTCATTTTTCTTCGATGTGGTGGAAAGCGATGGGATTCTGAAATGTGTGCCGCGTGGCAACGAGTCTGTCAAAGCTGTGCCAGAGGATGATTTAATTCCATCCAAGAAAAAAGGCGTGCAGGATGTGCTGGAAATTGTCCGGGCGCAAGAGTTGGAATTGCCGCAACGGGTGAATGTCACCTATATTGATCGACCATTTAATTACGACCCTGTGACCCAAACCAGCCAGCGCCAGACAGTAAAAGCGGTGGATCAGGTCACCATGAATCTGCCGATTGTGATGGGTGCAACGCAGGCTAAGAAAATCGCCGATGTTACTTTGTATAGCGCATGGAAAGAGCGCACCAGCTTCCAGCTCAAGCTCCCGCCCAAATATGTGCGGATTGAGCCGACCGATGTAATCACCGTAACAGTATCAGGTGTGGCACATGAAATGCGGGTGCAAAAAACTGATATGGAAGCTAACGGCGTGATGAAAGTCAGCGCCATTACAGAGGATATCAGCTCCTATGATTTTTATACGCAACCGGGAGAAACATCGAGCAATCTTACTCCGCCTGTCCTTGTGCCAGATACGATTACGCAATTTGTTGATGCACCACCTCTGCCCACCGATACGGTGCAAAACCAAGGTTTACTTCGTATTGGTGTAGCAGCAGATGGTGCAAATTGGAACGGTGCTGCAATTTATCGCTCTGATGATGGTGGCGAGGCTGGTGGCAATACATTCAACGTGCTGGCTGGCTTGGATGGTGCGGCAACTTTTGGTACAATCATCACCAACCTTGAGGCTGGAGCTTTTGAGGTGTAGGATACGGTCAATGAGGTAGAAGTGATTCTCACTTCTGGCAGCTTAGCGAGTGTCAGTGAATTGGCGGTGCTTAACGGAGCAAACGCTGCTTTAATCGGCAGCGAGATGGTGCAGTTTGAAAATGCCCAGCTTATCGGCGAAAGCACTTACAAACTAACGAAATTGCTACGAGGACGGCAAGGAACAGAATGGGCGATTGATAGCCATGTGGTGGGTGATCGTTTTGTGCTGATTACGCCTGCGCTTTACACCACTGCAATCGCCAATAACCTGATCGGGCGTGAGCTATTCTACAAAACAGTAAGCGTGGGTAATTCGCTGGGCAATACATCAGAAACCAGCTTCACCTATCTTGGTAATAACCTAAAACCCTTCGCTCCGGTACATGTGACTGGAAGCCGTGATGGTAGCAGCAACCTTACCATCAACTGGATACGCCGTTCCCGCGTTGATGGTGAATGGCGTGATGGTGTGGGTATTCCGCTCGGTGAAGAATCCGAGCTTTATGAGGTGGATATTTTAAACGGTGGCAATGTGGTGCGAACCATCACTGCGACCAGCCCAACTGCCAGCTATAGCGCCGCAGATCAAACTACCGACTTTGGATCAACGCAAAGCAGTGTGCTTGTAAAGATTTACCAAATGTCTGCGGTGGTGGGCAGAGGCTACGCCGTCAGCGCAACTATTTAACCATTAAAATTAGGAGAATATTATGTCTCAGACCGGAAGGCTGGGCTTGCCGTATATTGTCACGAGCCAAGCCCAAAAAGAAGTAACGCACAATGATTCGCTAAACCGCCTCGATGCGTTTGTCACGCCAGTGGTTGCTGACCTCACTGACACGCCTCCGGGAAGCCCCACCGAGGGTGACCTGATAATTGTTGGTACATCGCCGACAGGTGTATTTGTTGGTCAGGATAACAATATCGCGCAATATCTCACGGGCGGCTGGGTGTTTTATACGCCGTTTAAGTGGATGGATGCGGTGGTGGAGTCACTCGACACACGCATGGCTTATGATGGCAGCACTTGGATTCCTTTCGGCCTGATTATGAAAGACACAGGCGAATATCTGCGCGTGGGTCACCAGCAAGAAGATGTGACGGTTAGTTCTGGTGCATTTGTTGATACCACTATCACCATCCCGAATCGTTCTATTCTGCTCACCGTCAATGTGCGCGTAATGACTGCCGTAACTGGCGCATCATCCTTCGATGTTGGCATCAGCGGTGAAACCAGCAAATTCGGTGGCTCAATCGGCATCGGGCAGGATTCCACCAATATAGGCATCATCGGCCCAACCGCTTTTTATTCGGACACCGCTGTTCGCCTAACCGCCAACGGTGCAAACTTCACCGGCGGTGTAATCCGCACCACCATGCAATATTTACAGCCCCGTGGCCCTTGGAATTGGTAGGAGGAAATTATGGCAAATGCATTCGGCTATCAAAATACGTTCAACGATCCGTTAGCAGAAGAATTTCGTGAAATACTGAAAAAACCATTCCCATTGCATTATCCAAATCTTGTGGCTTGGTTTGATTTTTCGGATGACCGTTACCTTATAACCGCCAACGGAACTGTGATTCAGGCAAAAGATAAATCTGAAAATATCAACCATTCCACGCAGCTTGCTTTCGGAAATCGCCCTTTATTGATCAACGATGCGATAGCTGGAAAGAGCGTGGCACGTTTTGATGGAGCAAACGATATCATGACATTCCCCAATTTGGGAATGGCAAGTGGTGGCTCAGTTTTCTTGGTATATGCCTCCGACCATGACAGCGGAATTGATAATGTGTGGGGCAATATATTAGGGGTTGATGGAAGTTCCTATCTGCAAACATACACACGTCACCCGCTATTTTACGTGCATAGAGGTGATGATTATATTTCTGTAGATTTCACGTCCTCTGTCACCAACAGGCATTATGGACTTCAACAAAATATCCCTTATATAGCAACAAGCATTTCTGATGGTCAAAAGAGTACAAGCTATATAAATGGCGGCGATATGCTGGAAAAAACTGGTGTAAATATGACATCAGGAAGCGACCTCTCATACATGGGAGCTTTTCGTGGAGATATCGCTGAAATTCTTATCTATCAGTCGGTTTTAGATGATTCTCAAAGAATTAACGTAGAAAAATGGCTCTCTGCCAAATGGGGAATTCAACTCCAATCATAGGATTAATCATGGATCAAGATACAAAAAAAGCTATCCGCGAGGCGGTAGGTGAAGGCATCGATGATGCTCTGACCAAATATGGGCTGGACACTTCCGACCCAACCGCAATGCAAGCCGACATGGTGTATTTGCGGAAATCCCGTACTGGCTCAGATGAAGTTCTCAAATGGGGCAGACGCTCCGCAATTACTGCGGTGGTCACTGGAATGCTGGTGGCATTGTGGCAGGGCATCAAACAATTAATACAAGGAGGATGATATGATTACATTACTTGGATCACTAATTGGATTTATAGGCGCGGCCTTTCCCGATTTTCTTAAAATGTGGCGTGATGCTGCCGACCGCAAACACGAGCTGGTAATCTTGGAAATGCAGATGGCGCAACAGGAAAAAGGCCACGCGCAACGGCTGGAAGAAATAAACGTGCAGGCTGATATCTCCGAGAGCCGCGCCCTCTACAAAACCTACAATACAGGCATAAAATGGGTGGATGCGCTTAACGGCACTGTTCGACCAGTCCTCGCATACGCCTTTTTTCTGCTCTATTTCACCGTCAAATGTATGCAATTCGGCATGGTTGATTTGGGCAATCCACTACCATGGCACATGGATATCCTGTGGAGTGTTGAGGACCAGGCAATCTTCGCTGGCATCATCAGCTTCTATTTCGGACAACGTGCCATGAGTAAAGTACGGAACGGAAAATGAGACACATAACAAAAAATGGCATCAACCTGATAAAGCAATTTGAGGGATTTGAACCCAAAATATACCTTGATGCGGCTGGCCTGCCGACTATTGGCTATGGGCATTTGCTGCGCTCCGGTGATGCTGAAATGTTCAAAAACGGAATTACCCCTGAAGCTGGAGAAGCCTTGCTCATCAAAGATATGCTGTCTGCAGAACAAGCCGTTCTCCGCCTGATAAAAGTGCCGCTCACAGATGGTCAATTTGACGCTTTGGTATCCTTCACCTTCAATCTAGGCTCTGGCGCTCTCCAGCGCTCCACGCTCCGCCGTAAAGTAAACCGCGAGGAACATGACGAAGTACCGGAGCAATTCATGCGCTGGGTATGGGCTGGTGGCAGAAAATTACGAGGGTTGATGCGGCGAAGAGAAAAAGAGCTGTTACTATATCAATTCTAACTTATTTTCTTTGCCCATGTTTGAAATTCTTCAGTTGTTGGTAGTGTTGATGCGAGTTGTTGAACAAGTAGTTCATCCGTTAGGTAATGATCGTATTGCCCCATTGATTTATTCTCGATAGTCCATGCCATTTCTTCAATATTAGGAATATCACCACAGGCCAATTGATCTATAATCTTGTGTGCCTGTTGAATCGAAAGACCTTCTACAGAAATAGCATAATCTTCATTTGTAACTTTATATCCTTTATGTTGAAACAACATCATTAACCCATTCACCATAGCAGTTCCAGCCCATGGAAAGATAATAATGCTATCACCTTGAGCCAGTATTTCTGTTTTGTTTAAACCATATCTATTGTAGCTAGAGCAGCCTTCTTGCAGCAGTTCCTTTGCCATAGTATTAAGGTATTGCAATTCAGGATTAGTGCTATAAATCTCCTGCATTTTTTCATCAATAATACGGTGGCGTGATGGTCCATTTCCTTCAAATTTAGGAGGATTACCACCTTTGGATGGCTTTACTTCTATAACCTTATCATTCTGATGGACATCGATGATTTGCCAACGCCTACCTGAAAATATAATAATCGTTCCTTTTGCAGTAGGCCCCATGACTGGCAATGTTCCAAGATTTTTTCCACCACAAACAACTCTGAATTCTTCCGTTGTTTCAAATACAGCGTAAAAACTGTAATGGCTTGTGAGTTTTTCACCTTCTTTGCCAAGCAGTAATATTCCATCTGGTGCTTGTTCAAGCAAATCAGAACCAGGCCGTGCCATAGCACGTAAAATATTCATAAAACACGATGATGGAATATTATCAAAAGGTGCTGTACGAGATAATATATCAAACAAACCTTTGGCGCTAACCCCACCACGCTCAACAATTAAAGCTAATATTTGATGAACTAGAGTTGAAAAATGCAATTGTATTGATGAAGGCGGTTCATAAACTCCTTCTAGCAATAATTCTATTTCGGCGATAGCCTGAATAAGGGGCAGCCTAAGAAAATCCATCATATGAGCTTTATCGGACAGTTCATTTGAAATATTATATGCCCGAAGAATCGCTGGAGCATTATTGCGCCTGCCAGAACGTCCCATTCGCTGCCTAAGAGCAGAAACTGAACCACTGCATCCTATTTGTACTACTGCCTCCACATCTCCAATATCAATACCTAACTCAAGCGTTGACGTGCATACTGCAGTTGTAGGAACTGTCCCTTTCTTTAATCTTCTCTCTAGTGCTTCACGGTCTGGTTTTGAGATATTTGCATGATGCGTGAAAAACTCATTAGGTAAGTTATCGTCTTCACATAAGTCTCGTAATGTTGCACCATAAGATTCAACATTTGCTTTGCTGCCTGCAAAAACAAGGTTATGAGTTCCTCTTATTGCTTTGAAGATATGTTCGGCTATTTGTTGCTTAGCTGGTGGTTGGGAACTTTCCTTATTTTTAGAATTTACCTCCATATAACTACGAAGCTGCAACTTAAGTTCAGAACCTCCATCATTCCCTTCAATAATAGGAATTTTACTACTGGAATCATTGCGCAGATAATCTGCCGCCATAGACATATCACCAAGTGTGGCAGATAGCCCTATACGGTCAATTTGATGTCCCGTTAAAACCTCCAGCCTATTCATGATTGACCGCAACTGCACCCCACGTTCTGTTCCCATAAAGGCATGCAACTCATCAATGATAATAGCTTGCGTTCCACTAAAAACATGCGAAACTTGTAATCCTTTACGCATAAGCATTGCTTCAAGTGATTCTGGAGTTATTAGCAAAACTCCTTGCGGATTCTTAAATGCTTTTTGCTTAATATTGGAACTTACATCTCCATGCCATTTGGTAACGGGCAAATCCAAATCTTCACAAAGCTCTTCCAAGCGATTATATTGGTCGTTAATTAACGCCTTCAATGGGCTAATATATAGGATATCAAAACCGCTTGATGTCTTTCCGTTAAATACATGAGATAATAATGGCAGAAATGCTGCTTCGGTTTTTCCGCCTGCTGTAGCAGCAGAAATAATAGCATCACCACCAGATAATAAGTGTGGAATTGCTTTTGATTGAATATCTCTTAAAGACTTCCAGCCTTGCTTCCAAACCCATTTTTTTATCGGTGTGGCAAGTTGATCAAAAGAATCATCAGAATTATTATAATTTGAAGCTTGCAAGTTCATCACCTTCTTCATTGTCTACTTCATCATTTGATGCGATAACATCGCTTTCAACTTCTATTGACTCAATCAAATCACTCCAATGCTTATCTGGGTACTGCTCTAAGATTGACAACAAATCAACAAATGCCTTAATGGATGTTCTTGGCGTTTGAAAATAAGCACTGCCAATTCGTTTTGAACAGTGATCCAAAAAAGCATGTAACGCCTCATCAGGAACGAGGTGTTTTTCTGGATCACCAGAAGCAAAAATATTACGAATATTATGAAGTAGAACATATAACTCTTCTGGAGTGAGGTTTTGTAACCTAATTACTGACCCTGATAAATCACGAATTTCTGCCCCAGCAAATGTATTTTCTGCCAAACGCGATTGCAAGGCCTCGTAACTATATAATCCGCGCCTTGTATCCATTAAAAATTCAGGAGTGCCTCCCATAATAAAGCCAATATTTTCGGCATGCCCTTGCAACACATCATTTAAAATACGAAGAATCTGCTCAAAATTATTGCTACGAGCTTGAGAACTATTGAGCTTATAAAGATTTACCATCTCATCTAAAACTACTAACAGCCCTTTGTATCCAGCAATTTTAGCGAATTGAGAATATAGCTTTAAATAGTCATATATATTAGCATCATCAATAATAGTTCGCACACCTAAGTCTTTACGTGCTTCGGTACGAGTTGTATATTCTGCCCTTAACCACCTTAATGCCTGTGATTTTTTTTCATCATCTCCTGTTGTAGCTCCAATAAAATATGCATTAATTACTTTGCTAAAATCATAACCAGAAACAAGGTCTTCAAGTGGGGATAGTCGCTCTTCAATAAACTTTTCTGCTGAAATATCCTGTGCATCAGCATCTTTCATGGCTTGAGAAACAAATCTCTCTACAACACTTGCTAAAGCTCCACCATCCGCTTTTGTGCGCGTTCCCATATTACGAGTGAGTTCAGCAAAAAGATTGCGAGCCTGACCACCAGATGCATGAAGACGTCGATCTGGAGCTAAATCAGCATTCACGACAAGTAGCTTCTTTTCCATTGCTATCATACGCACAAGGTTTAGAAAAAATGTTTTTCCTGCTCCATATTCTCCAATAACTAAGCGAATTGCTGACCCGCCATCCGCAATTAAATCAATATCTTTATTTAACTGAGCAAGCTCTCCAGATCGTCCAACTTGAATATGATGCAACCCTGAGCGCGGAACTACTCCAGCCCGTAATGCTTGAATAATTGTTGCCTTATCTTTTGGCTTAATGCGTTTTTTTGTACTGCTCATTATTAATTTCCTTCGTTTAGTAATTCTTTATAAATGATCAAAGGATCATCATTCTCAATTATAGCTTCATCATAGACTTCAAATGCCCACTCATTAATTACTTCAATTGCTCCATCTGGCATAAGCTTTAAGCTAGATGCTAATTTTTGATATTCATCACGTGACCACTCAACTTTTTCAAGCAGCTCCTGTAGCAATTGGGTATGACTATTATCCAATCCTGCATACGGAGTAATCTCTTTAACTGAAATATCGTCTTCTACTTGCTCAATCTCGCTGGCATCATATTCAAAAATGCTGGCAAGCAAGCTTGAGGCCTTAGCTGTATCGTGCAAGGTTGATGCTATACGTTCCATATCCAGTGGAATTGCGGTATTTTCTGATGGCTTGCTTGTTTCTTTGTTCACGGATTTATGCGCATCAGGTTTAGACATTGAATGCAGGCTTGAGAATAGTTCTTTTTTATCAAGTCCCATAGACTGATAAACCATTTCTAATGCCTTAACTTCCTGAGGAACAATTTTTCCATCAGCAGCGGCAATTGCAATAGCTATATTAGCAAAAGCCTCTCTAGAATTTTCATCTATATTTTTTAATTTGCTCTTTAGTGCAGCCAAGGTCACTTTCTGTATGGTCAACCACTTGATATATAAATGCAGACGATTATGCTCACTTTTATTCAAATGGTTCAGGTCTTCCACTCGTTTCGACAAATGCTCCATTTCTTCAGGAAGAACATGATGATCGGCATGAGAAATATAAGCACCTAATGTTAACTCAAATAATGCAAGTAAAAAATCTTGGCTTGGTGACTCTATTGCCCGACAATCATTACTCAATGGTAGCAGCAATATTTGCATATCCGGCTTAATTGAACCAATGATTTCATTATGAGCTGGTAACAGATTCCAGCCAAGAGAAGTCGCTACTTGCTGAACTTCCTTGTGAATGGTTTTTGTAACTTTTGCGCCGCTATGATCAGTTAGTTTTTTTATAAGTTCTAAGAATGTGATACTGCTTTGTGATTGATGTTTTTCTGCAATCCATGACTGGATTTCATTGACTGTATCCCCGCCAAATTCGTTTGTTAATTCTGGT